GGCAACGACAAAACTACCAGCACTAAAAAGAAAGAAGAATGAAACTACTTATCTTGTTATTGCTTGCTAGTCCTGCACTAGCTCAACAAGTGACCCCTAATTTTACTCAAGGGTCTATGCAATCAAATACCACCACAACCGTCGAAATTGAACGTACTATTGCTACTGAAATCTATGGCGGTGATTATACATCATGGTCTGGAACAAACGTAACTCCAAGTGGAGACATATCAAATTCAGAAACAACTTATTCAGTTACAACAGCTGGCGAACAGTTTCAACTAGAAATTGTAGAGCGTGCAGCAGGAGTAATAGAAACGATCGATACCGTCGAAAACATTACTCAAAATACTACTACTACATCGCTCTCTGTCTTTTCTCAATAACACCTGCTTTTGCAGAAGATCCAAGAGTACAAAATACATCTAACCCTGTTGCCGCGGCCACGGGAAATGTTACAAATCAAGCGGTCCAATTCCAGAACAATGGAGCACCTTCGCGTCAATATTTTGCGAATAGCAATAGTTGTAATGGGACTACTATGCAGTTATCGCCTTTTTACATGGGTAATGATACTGTACCGTATGAACATACTTCGTATGTTAGGAGTAATAACTGGGGATTACAATTAAATTTTTCCATCCCGTTGGATGGAAGTATGGTCGAGATATGTAAAAGCATAGCTCGTAAACATGAGCAAAAGATGAGACTTGATTATGAACTTGTCAGAGCAATAAAATGTACTGAAATTATGAAGTCTGGTTTTACCTTCCGCCCCGGCTCTCGCGTAGAAGTTATATGTCATGACGTTGTACCTATAGTATCTTTAGAATAAATGGCTAAAAAAAAGGCAACAGAAGATCAATTTAATGAGTTGCATAATCTAGTCACTGATGAGTTTCTTCGTCGCATAAAAGCTGGTGAAGCAACTGCTCAGGACTTGAAAGCAGCCTGTGATTGGCTGCATAAAAATGACATCAGTGGTGTTGCTTATGAAGGTAACCCGCTCGATAAGTTGGCAAATGTTTTGCCGAATGTGGACCCTGAACTAGTGCAAACAAGACTTTATGGCAAAAGGTAAAACATCTCAATTTTACGCAAACAATCCTGATGCTGCAGAAAAGCATAGGTCTTATATGCGTAAATATAATATGAAACCTTCTAAAATTGCATATCGGTCCAAGCTAAACAGCGAAAGACGCAAGCGTGGTATCTACGGTAAAGGTGGTGGTGATTTATCACACACAGCCCGTGGAAAACTAAAAATCAAAAACGCTAGTGCTAACCGTGCTGCTAATGGACATGGCAACAATTCTCGATACGCATGACACAATTACTGCCTTCACCTGAACACTACCTACACAATCTAATTACCATGAACAGTTCTATGTCTAAGAAGCTTTGGCGAAAAGCACTTAAGGAACATTTTGACTGTACATGTGTTTACTGCGGAAAATCTTATGAACTATCTCAACTTACTCTTGATCATGTTATTCCTCGTAGCGCTGGAGGAGAAACTATTGTCTCGAACATCGTACCCGCTTGTGAAAAGTGTAATCAGAAAAAGGCAAGTAATAACTGGAAGGACTTCATGAGAATGACGTTCAATTCAAATAGATTGCGAGAATACATTATCGCAACTCATATTAGCTGAATAACAAATTAATTTATACGCCGCTCCACATGGGGCGGCTTTTTTTATGCCTGAACATTTTAAAGGATTAGGTGACAGTATTCGTGAACATATTTTACCACCTGTAGCAGCTGCTGTCCGTGAATATAACCGCCTTAATCAACTACGCAAAGAAGAAAACCAAAAATCTCTTTGGGGTACATATGTCGTTACTCCTATGGATAATGCTGCCGGGACTGTCCTTGAAGCAGCAGGAAAAATCCCTGAATTAGCTGAGGATTTTTTAAAGGAAGGTATTCAACGAACTTCTGAGTTTACTACTGGAAAACGAATTGATCCAGCAGTTATGGCTGCTGGTGCTCTACTTGGTCGCCTTGTTTTTAATCCTTCTCGTACTACAGCCAGACTAGGTAGTAGAGGTTTTCAACCTGTCAGCAGAGCTGCTGGTTCTGCAGATGATGCATTCAGACGTGTACAACCTAAAAGACCAGAACTGCTCGGATTAACTGAGCAACAAAATCGCCTACTTTATAAAAGAGAGCATAGAATTAACGACTTACAGAATCGCTCAGAAAACCGCGCTCGTGATATCCGTATCAATGAACAATCGGGAGCAGCACCATTCTCTTTTGATAAGGACAAGTTTACTCGATCTAAAAAACTAAAAATGCCACAAAACCACCACATTCATGAACTAGAATTATTTGATAATGTTTTCTCTGGTTCATCTGGCATTGAGCGTGAAACCATTCGTCGTAAGTTAGCTGACTACCGAACTGACGAAGGGTTTATGGGTGCTCATGTCGGTAATGTAGACCGTAACAGTATTATCTTATCGCAACTAGCACACACCGCTCCTGGGACCGGCATTCATCAATACATGGATCATGTAGGCATTAATGTTAAAAACTACCAGTTGCCAGCCAATGCATTGCTAGAAGATCGCATCAAACTCGGACAGAAAATTGTTGATGACATGATTGATAAAGGTGTCTATGAACAGCTTGCTATCCGTTCAGCTCATCAAACAAATAAACGACTTTTTAGAGGTGTCGAAAACGGTCAGCTGTTAGATCCCATGACTAAGACAACCTCCTTTAGCGGCGTTCTTCATCCTTAACTCTTCCACTTAGGTAATATATGCACGATATTGCAAAGGCTTTACAGCAAGATTTCAAACTATTCCTACAAGCTTTATGGGATCAACTTGATCTTCCTTCTCCAACCAGAGCACAATATGCAATCGCAGACTATCTTCAAAATGGACCTAAACGTCTTCAAATACAAGCTTTCCGTGGAGTGGGCAAATCATGGATTACTGGAGCCTTTGTTCTGTGGACACTTTTTAATAACGCTGAAAAGAAAATAATGATTATTTCGGCATCTAAAGAACGTGCCGATAACATGTCCATCTTCCTACAAAAACTAATTATTGAAACACCATGGCTTTCTCATTTACGTCCGAAGTCCGACGATGCAAGGTGGTCAAGGATAAGCTTCGATGTGAACTGCTCACCCCACCAGGCACCGTCCGTAAAGTCGGTGGGCATCACTGGACAGCTCACCGGAAGTCGCGCCGATTTAATGATTCTCGACGACATTGAAGTTCCTGGTAACTCAATGACAGAGCTAATGCGAGAAAAACTATTACAACTCTGTACTGAAGCAGAGTCCATCCTTACACCAAAAGAAGACAGTAGAATCATGTACTTAGGTACACCACAGACAACCTTTACTGTCTACAGAAAGCTCGCAGAACGCAACTACAGGCCCTTTATTTGGCCTTCACGTATCCCAAAGTCTTTGGCTAATTACGAAGGCCTTATAGCCCCTCAGCTGCAGTCTGATATTGATAATGGTGCTCAACCTTGGGATGTAACTGATCCTGATCGCTTTGATCATGATGACCTCCTAGAACGTGAAGCGTCTATGGGCCGTAGCAATTTTATGCTGCAATTCCAATTAGATACAACACTAAGTGATGCAGAAAAATTCCCTCTTAAAATGGCAGACCTGGTTGTCACCTCTGTCAACCCTTCTACTGCTCCTGACTCTGTCGTCTGGTGCTCAGACCCAAGAAACCTTATCAAAGACCTCCCTACAGTTGGCTTACCTGGAGACTATTTCTATAGTCCGATGCAACTCCAAGGAGAATGGTTACCTTACACCGAAACAATCTGCTCAGTTGACCCGTCGGGCCGTGGCTCAGATGAAACGGCTGCAACTTATATCTCCCAACGCAACGGTTTCTTGTACTTGCACGAAGTGCGTGCTTACAGAGACGGATACAGTGACAATACACTCCTGGATATACTAAAAGGTTGTAAAAAATATAATGTCACTAAATTAGTCATTGAAACAAACTTTGGTGATGGTATCGTCGCAGAATTATTCAAAAAACACCTACATCAACGACAACAAGCAATCGACATCGAAGAAGTACGTGCCAATGTACGCAAAGAAGATCGAATTATTGACAGCCTTGAGCCTATACTTAATCAACACCGGCTTATTGTAGACAGATCAGTAATTGAAAAAGATTTTAAATCTAATCCAGATGAAGCTCCAGAAAAACGTCTTCTCTACATGCTCTTCTATCAAATGTCCCGCATGTGTAGATTACGTGGTGCCGTAAAACATGATGACAGATTAGATTCCTTAGCTCAAGGTGTTAAATACTTTACTGATGCTCTTTCAATCTCTGCTCAAGAACAAATTAAACTTAGAAAACGTGATGAGTGGAATGACATGCTTGAACAATGGTTTGATGACCCCCAATCAGAAGCAAATCATATGGTCCTTGGTCTTAATTTAGACCAACGTAAACAAGCCCGTGGCCTAAAAGACGGAAAGTCAGTCCCCACCTGGGTTTAGACGAAACCCGACATCTATACAGGGAGAAGAGAAGGGTGGACTCGACTTCCTGGACTGGGGAAAGACAACCTTTCCCCTTTACTTACTGAAATTAAGAGGCTGTATTTACTTTTTTATCCCCACTTCACCCGGTAAATCAAACGCGCCGTTTACTCTGTATGAAACCCATCCCTTTCGAACACAACACCAAAGATATGTCCTTTGAATATATTCGTTCAAGAGAAGGACCAAATCAATTCGTATGTTATTACAAGCATAGTTCAGTTCTTAGACAAGACCCTAAAGATGCTTGGAGAGTATTGGGTGTAGCTAAATTCACAGATACAGGTAAAATACTTAAAGAATGGTGTCTTGATATGCACCAAAAATGGGTAATAGATAAACAAAATAATAAAGAAGAAGGTAGAGCTGATACTAGTTTTGCCTCTGAAGCAATAAATGAAACAGAACCTAATGACAATACAAAAATGGTTGTTTGATAATGTGTGAATTACTCTCGCTTTTCCTTGTGGTAGGGGCTCAACAGGTCCAACCCAACACAATGCACGTAGAATTGCTGAATAATGGTCAAATCGAGCAATATTTGGTTCCGAAAAAGCAATATGACAAATGTATGAGTTCTGAATATTTTGACAGAAATCTCTGAAGCCTAGTACCGGTAACGCAAGCAGCGATTTACCCCCGGTGGGGGGTGTCCAGGGCCGCGCTAGTCTGGCGGTCTAGCGGACGGGACTGGGCGCGAGGATAAACCTGGCGCGATCTAACTACCGCGTGCACATGTTGAGGACTCGTGATCTGTCTGGCCTAAGATATAAAGATGAAACCCACTGCTATGACTGGGATCTAGCCGTAATAAGCAACGCTAATCGATGGCTGACCAAAGACTAATCAGTCAGTGCTACCAATCGATCCGAGCCACCCTGGTATCAGGTTGCTACACTGTTGCCGCTGTGGAACCGTTCCACTTGGGCTATGCTCTGAATCTGATGTCTGGTTTGGAGGTCTTGATCTCGACTCTCCCTGTTAAGGGTGAGGAGAGTCTCGATCTTCAACCACCAGACACAGCCTCACCGAACCTTGACAATTTCATAAGCACTCCGCTTCCAGACT